GTTATGACGGTCTGAAGGGATGCACGGATTATAAGAAAGCGGCGCAGATCATCAAGGATGGAGGCTATGCAACATCTCCCACCTATGTGGAGAACCTCTGCTCCATCATTGAACGATGGAAGCTGACACAGTACGATGCCGCCAATGCCGGGACAGAGGAGGAAGTCTGGTACCGTGTGCGTAAGACCTGGGGAGATGCAGCATCGCAGAAGGGTGCGTTCCACAGCCTTTCCAATGCAAAGAAATGTGCGGATGAAAATAGCGGCTACTTCGTGTTTGACGAATCCGGCAAGGTGCTGTATAAAGGGAAACAGACAGCCTTTCAACCGTATCTTGTGCGGGTATCCATCCCTGACCTGAACATCCGCAAAGGACCTGGTACCGATAAAGCTAAGACCGGGCGGTACACGGGTATTGGCACGTTTACGATTGTGGAGGAGGCTGACGGAAAAGGCGCGTCCAAATGGGGACTTCTGAAAGCCTACCAGAAGAACCGCAATGGCTGGATTTCGTTGGATTATGCCGCAAAAGTGTAACTGAATAGCTGTAAGAATACTGACAAGCCCACGGAGCATAGTTTGTTCTGTGGGCTGTTTTTTTGTTTTTATACCCCCTCAAAACAGCTTCCAAATCTCCGTATGGTGAGGAGGTGCAGAAAGTGACTGACGAACAGAAAGAAAAAATAGTGCGTTTCCGCAGGATGGGGCGGAGCTATGCTGAGATTGGGAAAGAGATCGGCGTTTCCAAAGATACTGTTAAAAGTTTCTGCCGCAGGAACAGCCTCACTTCTGCGGAGCTTACGGCCATTGATGATACTGACCGCTGCCGGGAATGTGGCGCGGAAATAAAGCAGCAGCCTAAAATGAAGAAACAAATATTCTGCTGCAAAGCCTGCCGGGAGAAATGGTGGACGGAGCATCCCGACCGGATCAAGCAGAAGGCGGTTTATAAATTCACTTGTGCCGGGTGCGGTAAGCCTTTCACGGCCTATGGGAACCGCAGGCGGAAATACTGCTCCCACGAATGCTATATCCGTGACAGGTTTGGAGGAGATTCCCCCGATAGCGGGGGAAATGTCTGCGTAAGCAGACAAAAGGGGGCCGCCTCCGGCGAGGAGGGTAGGAATGAGTGAGAAAGAGTTTCAGGCAGAAAAAAGGTATTACATTTCCCTTTCTATCGCTAAATCCATGTTGGAAAAAGGTGTCATCGATGAGGCGGTACTATCCATAATTGATACAAAACTGCTGGAAAAATACCGGCCGATTTCGGCTACATTATTGTCGGGAAATCCGTTGACTTTATAGGCTTTCAGAGTGATGTATAGTAGCGGAAGAAAGTGATGAAATGGCAAAAATCAGCAGAATTGAGCCGAAGCTGCTGAGCCTTCCGGTAAGAAAGAAGGTGGCAGCCTACGCCCGCGTGTCAAGGGATACCGAGCGGCTGATGCATTCCGTTTCCGCACAGATAAGCTACTATAGCGCCCTGATTCAGAAGAATCCTGAATGGGAGTATGCCGGGGTATATGCGGATTGCGGGATATCTGGCACGGACACGGCAAAACGCAGTGAATTTCTGAAAATGCTGGATGCGTGTGAGGCGGGGAACATTGACATCATCCTGACCAAATCCATCAGCCGTTTTGCGAGGAACACGGTTGACCTTCTGGAGACGGTCAGACATCTGAAATCCCTCGGCATTGAGGTGCGGTTTGAAAAGGAACATATCAATTCGATGTCAGAGGATGGGGAGCTGATGCTCACGCTTCTGGCATCCTTTGCGCAGGAGGAGAGCCGGAGCATTTCAGAAAACAGCAAATGGGGCATCCGCAAGCGGTTCCAGTCCGGCGAGATTGGTGTAGCAAACAAGCACATCCTCGGATACCGGTATGATGAGGAACAGCAAAAATATGTCATCATCCCTGAAGAAGCGGAATCCGTCCGCTGGATGTTCCAGATGTACCTTGACGGCGTTTCCTTTCGAGTGATCGCGGAAAGAATGAATAACGCAGGCATCCGCACCACACTTGGAAACGATTTTCAGGAAGCCTCGGTGCGCCAGCTCATTTTTAACGAGGTCTATGCCGGGGATCTTCGGAGGCAGAAATGTTACATGGCAGACCCTATCACAAAAACAAAGGTCAAAAACTGCGGGGAGCTTCCGCAGTATTACATGGCAGACTGCCATGAAGCCATCATTGACCGCGAGACTTATGCAAAGGTTCAGGCGGAGATGGAGCGGCGGGCAGGGCTTGTCAATCCTACCTACCCTTTTACGGGGAAAATCAAGTGCGGCGTCTGCGGAATGAATTTTACGCGCAGGAAAGGGACAACCAGAGGAAAAGAATACGCAAGCTGGTTCTGCAGGGCGAAAAAAGAAGTGGGAACGTCCTGCACGAGCCACAACTATCCGGAACAGAAGCTCGTGGAGATTTGTGCGGAACAGATGGGAACAGGCAGCTTTGATGAGGCGGCTTTTGAAAAGTCGGTCAGGATTATCACCGCACTGCCGGACGGCAGCCTTGAGATGCAGTTTTTTGATGGGCAGACGAAACGGTGGGAAATGCCGCCGAAGCCAGTGAAACCGCCAAAGGCGCCTGCAAGGAAAAGGCCGACGCACATCTTTGACGGAAAAATATTCTGCGGTAAATGCGGTCGGCGGTTTGGCAGGGCAGTCAGTGAAAGCAAAGACAGACATCTTTACTGGTACTGCCGTGCCAAGAGTACCCGCGGCGTGACCTGCGACAGCGTGAATTATCCGGATTCAGAAATCAAGGACATCTTCTGCAAGGTCATGGGACAGGAAGATTTCGATGAGGAATTCTTTACGGAAACCGTGGAGCGGATGGTGGTACAGGCAAATGGAAGCATCGACTTCCATCTGAAGGACGGCACGGCCAGGACATACAAAACATTCAAGCTGCGGGGCAACCGGCACGAAACCACATTTACGGAGGAGTTTACCGGAAAGATTGTCTGCGCCTCCTGCGGCAACTTGTACCACAGATATATCTGCTACGGAAAGTATGTTTACTGGCGTTGCAGCGGCAAGTCGAAGGTCAGGACGAAGTGCAGCGGGCGGGATTTCCAGGATTCCGACATCCGTAAGGTGTCTGCCTACATGATGGGCATGGAGAAATTTGACGGGGCTGCGTTCAGTGAGGCTGTAGACCATATCACTGTACTGGAGGACGGCAGCCTGCAATTCTATTTTAACGATGGGAGAGTAGAGCGATGGCAAAGGTGATCACAATACCTGCCACGGTGAACCGGCACACAGCGGCACCGATAGGCAGCAGAAAAAAGCGCCGTGTTGCAGGCTATGCTCGTGTCAGCACCGACCATGAGGAGCAGCAGAGCAGCTACGAGGCGCAGGTGGATTATTATACCAACTACATAAAGGGGCGTGAGGATTGGGAATTCGTATCCGTGTATACAGATGAAGGAATCAGTGCAACCTCCACAACGAAACGTAGTGGTTTTAACAAAATGGTGGAGGACGCCCTTGCCGGACGCATTGACCTCATCATCACGAAGTCGGTCAGCCGTTTCGCCAGGAACACAGTTGACAGCCTGACCACCATCCGCAAGCTGAAGGAAAATAAGGTAGAGTGTTATTTTGAAAAGGAAAATATATGGACCTTTGACAGTAAGGGAGAGCTTCTCATCACCATCATGTCCTCGCTGGCACAGGAAGAAAGCCGCTCCATCTCGGAAAACTGCACATGGGGTATGAGAAAACGGTTTGCTGACGGCAAGGTTACGGTGCCGTTCAAGCGGTTCCTCGGTTATGACCGGGGCGAGGACGGGAACCTTGTCATCAATGAGGAGCAGGCGAAAATTGTACGGAGGATTTACGGCCTTTTCCTGCAGGGACGCTCGCCTTACCAGATAGCGAAGCTGCTGACAGCGGAAGGAGTACCAACGCCGGGCGGCAAGAGGGTGTGGGGCAAGGCAGTGGTGCAGAGCATTCTCACAAATGAAAAGTATAAAGGCGATGCACTTTTGCAGAATATAATGGTCCCCTTGTCAAGACCACAACAAAAAAATTTATCGTGAGCCACATTTTTCCAAACTGATGTTTTAACAGCGCAAATGTGCAAAGAGCAGGGACCGGGGCTTTG